TTTTTTTCCCTTTCGACATCAAGCTCTTGTAATCTTTCCACATGTTCCGGCAGCATCATTCGACTAGATTGCCAACGGAGATTTTCATTCGGCGTTAACTTATTTGGTCTCATTTATGCTCCCCTCCTTTGCCTTGCCGGGGCTACTGATAATATGTTGCTTAACAAAAAGGTGCGGAATTGTCTCTTATGATAGCAGTAGGCTTTAATTGCAGAATCAGTCACAGCAATCACTTTTATGATACGTTGAGACAGCTGGCCACTTTTATTTATGTAGATCATTTCTAACCTTTGCCTTGATCCTGCTGCACGTTTTAATAAACTATTCATATCATCACCCCGAACGAATGTTTGTGTTTATTATATGCGAACAAATGTTTGATATGCAAGTGGTAAAAATTGTCGTATTTTGTCGAACGAATAAGTGAAAAAAGTTTATAATAACCGTTGACGGTTATAACTATCCGTGTTATATTTAATATAACAAATAACCGATGGCGGTTATAAAGGAGGAAAACGAAAATGAACGAAAAATTAAGAACGGCAATCAGAAAAGAAATCGAAAGGCTCACTCGCTTCCCGGAAGGGTACCTACCTGATTGGGTTGTCAGACACAAAGAAAGTCTAATTAACAGGGCAGTTGAAATCTTGGAAGAGAACAACGCTGACAAAAATAATCCACAAAACATCTATAGGGCAGCATGGTTAGCAATTGACGAAAACTTTTAATTATAAAGGAGGGGGCGTCCCCTCCTCACTATAAAAAAGGAGGAAACAAAATGAATAGAGAAATGAAGTTCGGCCAATTGTTGGCAGTTGCAAGGGTTATCGGGGAAAGAGTTTTTGAAGAAGGGAAACCAACCATATCTGAAATCAACTGGAAAAAATACAGTCAAGAGCCAATGAAAGTTTTTACGAAAATCCACACCGAACTGATGGAATACAGCCATAAATTTGGCGAAACAGAATCACAATTAATGGGCCTGTTTGATGAAATCTTATCGGAAATGAGCGCGTCAGAGTTTAATGATAAGCCTTTGGGTAGAGAGTACCTGATCGGCTATTACAAGCAAGGCAATGAACTAAACAATATAATCAGTGTCCAGGAAGCTGCGGACATGTGGGGCCTCTCCCCCGATCATGTCAAGAAGCTTTGCAGGGATGGCAATGTGCAGGCAAAAAAAATCGGAAAAACATGGGCCGTATTAAAGAATCAAGAAAATCCAAAACAGAGAGGAAGAAGAAAAATGACAAACTTTAAAACGGTCGGAACTTGGTGGGCTGACAAGGATATCGAACTGGTTGAAATTGACGGCAAGGTATACGCTCTGAACGGCTGGAACGGCGAGAAACATACGGATTGCTGGGAGTGTGTGGGAGAAGATAAAATGGAAGCAAGCGAGGAAAGATATGAAATCACGCCGATCACGGAAGAAGTGGAAGGCGAATTTGAAACAGTAGGATATGAGGTGATCTGATGGCCTTGGTACAGTGCCTGTCGTGTGGCGAAAAAATGATTGAGGATGAAGAGTCAGCTATCCTGGAATGCCCTAAGTGTGGGGGCAGCAGCATAAGAGTTTTGGAAGAATAGCCCGGTCAGCGCCGGGCCGTTTTTTATTTAATCACCGCGCCAGTCTCTGGCCCAACATAAATATTTCGTTTGCCCCGTCCGGTCATGATCGTTACCACATTTGGATATGGTCTGTCCAAGACATCATATGTCAAACCGCCATACCGGGAAGGCGTCAAGCTCCAATCGCTATTTGCTTTGACTGGCTTTACGTTAAGTTTATATGTCCGCCAAGTCTTTGCTGATGCGGGCAGATGTACGGTACCTTTTGCTTGCGGTTTCGGCTTTGCGGCAGGTTTTACAGCTTTCTTTCCTGCTTTCATCTTGTTTAATAGCTCCAAGTTTTTTTCGGCAGAAAAGTCATAACCACTAACTCCGTATTCCTTGGCAAGTTTTTTGCGATTTTCCTTGCTGGAATCTACGCCGATACTCTTTAGGTAATCCACAATAGATCCGCCTGTGGATGCGGGTTTGCTCTGTGCTGGTTTCTTGGCAGGTGCAGTAGGCTTTTTATCAGCTGTGGGCTTATTAGATAACTTGCCTACCCTACTTACCAAATTAGGCCGTCTGCCTGCCTGCAGCTGTGATAAAGTAAGGCCACCGGTCATCTGCAAATGCGGATAATCAACAAATCCCCGCCAGTCTCCGCCCCACTCAAAGCCGAGAGATTTGGCAATAGCCGCAACACGTCGCCAGTCTGCATTGACGGTCCACAGAGCTTTTGTACCGTCCTTATTGGTTAAGAAATAATCAACGGCCAGGCCGTAATTATGCATGGATTGACCAGGCCTCGCATTGGTAACGATTTTACCGGGAGTGGTGCGCCCTTGATTATACAGGCGCTGCTGTTCCGCATTGGACCGGTAACCGCTGGAAATCTGCACATTGATTCCCTCTTTGTAGGCCCGCTTGATTACCTCCAGAATTGTTTCTTTTACGACGGGATGAACGAGGCCCATATTTTTGGTTGATCTATCGATTAACGTTTGAAGTGATACTCTACTCACTTATATCCTCTCCTTTATAAAAATAAAAAGCAAGGCTTAATCAAGCCCCGCTCGTTTCAATTGCTCCTTTTGTTTCTGCCCCTTTTTGGACAAATAATTGTTTTTCCAAGCTGCCCAAATGAACCAAGCGCCGGACACGACAGCCACTAAATCATTGACAAAATCGTCAGGAATAGTCTGATAGCCAACCAAGTTTAATACGGCATTAATCACCGCTACCACCAATACAACAAATCTTGCTACACTTGACCTATCCATAAAATCACCCTCCGTATATTTTCGTAATTGCCACACCAATAATCCCGGCCACAACCGCAGTAACGGCAGCTGTAATGATCGCCCCCGTTATCTTCCGGCGAATCCAGTTGGTATCATCTTTAATCTCAAAAAGAGCATCCTTCAATGTTTTGATTTCTTGATCTTGCAACCGGTCATTCATCCTTAAATCAGCAATATCGCTTTTCATGTTGATTTGCTCGTTCCTGATTTGCGCCTGATTGTTTTTCAGCTCGCTAATATCGTCCTGCACTCGATTTTTCCAAACATCCATGCCATCAGCCTCCAATTGATCTGCCCCCTTTCTCCCTATAAAAAAAGAAAGCCCTACTCAGTAGGACTCTCTCCGCTCAAAATTCTATCTACAACTTTCTGACGGACGGCAGTTTCAATAGCCGGCATATCCAGATGGCTTTCAAACTCTCCCTCTGCCAACGGGATATACCCGTTTAGATTAATAGACTGATCACCCAACCGTCCGTTAAAATAAACCTGTAAACCTACTACCTCGCCGCCCTCACGTCTTACATTGATATTGGTCACTTCAATTTTCATGCTGTTTCCTCCTTGTCTAATTCAAATTGATCGTACAAGCAAGCTAAAGCATAAGCGTCATTGTCCTTAAATTCATATTCGCTATCCTCTGCTACTAAACTTTTAATCACAGACTTTACGGATTGCAACATAGTTTGAGAGTCGCCACCATCGATGACGACTCTCTCTTTAAAAAACTTCTCCAATTCTTCTTTAAGTTTTTCCGGTTCATCTTTCAACTCCTCTCGTAGCTGCTTTTCGTTGTCACCAACTGTTTTCAGCTTTTCCATTAGCTTACGACTGAGATTGGTACGATGGATGGACTTCATTCCTTTCAAAGATAGACTGTCTAAAAAATTAATGACGCGGACTAAATTGCTGTTTTCGATTTCTATTTTCATGCTACTTTATCCTCCAATTGTTTAATTTTTTGTTTTAGATATTGGTTTTCGATTTTGAGCCACTCCACATCATCGGCAATGTCAGTAACATTTGTTACAAGTTGCTGCACATCATCGGCAACATCAGTAACTTTTGTATCAAGTTGCTGTACACCTCTCCATAGATAGGTACCCAAAGCGTACATTTCGATACTGTCACCTGTCTCTCCATGAAGTACCCTCGGGGTCTCGTCTACCATCAGACCTAGCTGTTTCTGTCCTCTATATTCATCTCCTTTAATTCTGTATAAATAAGCACTGGCATCCCTAATAACGGATAATACGTCATCATCGAATGTTTCTATATCAGTTTTATTTTCTCGCAAGGAGGTTCCGGTAGGAAATGAGCTTGCTCGGATTGGTCGGAAAGCTGATGTATCTGCTCGTGCAGTTATTTGAACTTCCCCATCTCCTGCTGTTTGGATATGAAAATTTTTAACACCTGTAAAGTCAGCAGAAAGAACGACTCTACTCCCATAAAAATATTTAGCACGAATATTTTGAAAGTTATCCACGCTGTCTTTAGCCGTCACTCTGAGTTCTCCGCCATTAAAAGACCTGACATATATGTTTGGATTACTAGCATCTCCGTGGGCTTCGATGAAGTTAGCATAAATGCCGTTGGCTCGAACGTTTCTATAAACTCCACCAGACGTCAGCCCCTCGGACATTATCCTGAACTCATTGTCTGTCCCTACGTATAGGTTTAAGCCGGGTGGTCCTTTTAAAGCATTAGTCCTTAATGGTAAATAACGGTAATCTTCTGCTGAACCACTACCGCCAAGAGAGCTGTATCTGACTACCCTCGCCTCTCCCGTTACCCCACTGCCTGTGTCGTCCGCCGCCGCTAGATAGACGTTACCGTTTGATGTGCCAAAAGCTGATGAGGTGACTCGTGCGTGGTCTGCCTGGAATCTGATATCTCCGCCAGCGTTGTATCCATATAAACCAGTTGGGCTAAGGAACATTCGTCTCCCGTTATTAAGCATTAAATTAATTTCTCCACCGACAATTTCCATGTAGTCTGTTCCTGCAGATGAACGGAATTTTGAACCGTAGATGTCGATACCACGAATAGCTCCAGCATTAATTTTATCAGCGCTCAGACTGTGAATTTTCGCGTCTGTAATAGCCGCATCCTCAATCTGAGCAGTACCCACTACCGCCGTACCAAGCTTTGCCCTAGTGATAGCTGCGTTTGCTATGGCGGCTGTGCCTACTGCAGCATTGGCTATTTTTGCACTGTTGATGGCAGCATCCGCAATCATGGCCGTTTTTATAGTTCCGTTGTCTATTTTTGTCTGCCCCGTGATGTGGATTTTCTGTCCGGCTATCAGGATGCCCTCTGTACTGATGTTGATCTCGTTGATAATTTTTTTCTTCTCGACACGTAAATTGATGGCGTCCGATAGCTGGCTGATTTGGGATTGGGTTGCCTCCCTCTCAGTAACATCAACAATTGAAACGTCATCCCATCTAACCCAACCTGTTGTATGATTCGCAATAATGGATACTTGCACCTCTTTTACATCACTTGGCGCTGTCCAAATTGCAGTATATTTTTTCCACGTTGTTTGAGCACCATTCCAACCATACGAAATAATATGGCTCCCATCTGCTCTTCCAAACCTTAATTTTTGGTTATCAGATTTTCCGTTGGCATCAGAACTGGTTTTATACCAATAGGAAATTTCATATTTATTTCCAGGAGTAACCGGAATAGTGTTAATCATTTTTATTTGAGCAGCACCACTACCACTGGCTATATTTAAACATTTACTTCCTGTATGACTGTCGCTAGAAATAACTGAAAATCTACTACTTTTTCCCCAACCGAATCCGCCATTTTCAAAACTACCGTCTGGGAGTAAATTTGCACCACTATTCCCCAAACCTTCTAAATCATTTATCACACTCGTTATAGTACTTTGCAAACTACTTGCAGTCTGCGTGAGCGTACTGATACTACCCTCCGCGTTAGTCATCCGAGTTTGCAAAGCGTTGGCCAACTGGGTCACCGTTGATATATTGCCTTTGTTATCCTGGACTTGGGCTTGTATCCCCTGCACAGTTTGCGTAATGGACGAAAAACGATTGTTGATCAGATTATTGTTGCTGTCATACTCGCCTTGGCTAACTTTTGATGACAAAGACTGTGCCGTCTGCTGGACAAAGGCATCGTAAATGGTCTTGTCTACTTTTTTCGTGATCTGTCCGTTGATAGAGTCAACGGTTTGTTGTAATTGCGAGAATTGGACAGTTGAAACTAGGTCCTCGGGGGCTGGTGACCAATCAGTTGCTTTGTTGCCTTTTTCAAGTTTGACTCCAGTGAAATAAGATGTTCCATACTTTGTGGTATTTCCACAGCCAAGTCTAATGATTACCGATGATGTATTATATTTAAACTTAAATGAGTATTTCTTCCACTCATTGGTGTGCGTCCCGCCAGCAACAATATAACTGGTAGTTCCCGTTGTGATATTCGTATAAATTATTTGTATATAATTCAAATTATCATCAGCTTTTCTTGCCCACCAAGAAAGCGTGAATTCTTCATTGGGATCAACTTTAACTGTTTGTTGAATACCTTGGTTATTTCCTGATGTAGTAACTTTAAATGCTTTTGGAAATCCAGTAAGATCACTTATATCAACTACAGTCCTTGTGGACGGACTTCCTATATTACTCCAATTAGAATAATTTCCAGAAAAAAATGCGCTGTTTAATAATAAATTCCTTCCACCAATCTCCAAATTATCAAGATTGGTCTGTACAGCCGTAATCTGACTTGTCAAGCTACCAGCAGTCTGGGTCAACTGTGACTGTGTAGCAAACTTCGCATTTGCATCAACGGTACTAATCTTCGAAGCAATTTCACGGGCGTTTTGGGAAATCAGGGACTCATGGGTTTCTACTTTTCCTGACAGTGTGTTTACGCTTGATTGACTGGCCTTCGACCGTATTTCCTCGGCATTTTGCTGGATAAGCGTACTGTGACTATCAACTGTGCCCTTAATCGTATCGACATACGTTTTATCAGCCTTAGATTTAATGTCAATCTGTGTTTGCTGGATTAAAGTCGTATGGTTGGTGACGGTACCTTTAAGCCCGTTAAATTCTGTCAGACTTACCTTTGATGACAATTGACCGTTAATAGTCTGAAATTCCATATTAACGCTTGTCTGTAAATCCGAAATACCAGTCAACGCGCTCTGTGCATCCGTCATGGCTTTTTGAGCATCTGTCAAAGCCGTACTTGCTTGATCGTGCGCTTCGCCCGCTACTCTTCCTGCAGCTTCACTAGCTTGTTTTGCGGCATCTGCGATAGTATGGGCATTAACAGCTTCGTCAAAAGCTGATTGAGCATTCGCAATGGCCGCCTGTGCATCAGCCATAGCTTGGTTGGCTCTCGTTACGGCATCCTGCGCTCTGTCTTTTGCCGTGTCAATTTCGGCGGTAACATCCTCGCCTATCATCGACAGGTCAATCGTACCGTCAGCAAGCAATTGCGCCGTCTTACTTAATTCCCGCAATTCAGCTGCTATGTCGGGCCCAAAAAGGATGTCATCGGATATTATCCGCACAGTGGACGCTGAAACTTGCTGGCTGTATCCGCCTGCTGTACCCCTCGTATTGACCGCCCGGACACGGTAATACCAAACCTGGTCAGTATCAACCTCATGGACAAAGGCAGAAGTTCTACCTCGCCAAAGCAAATGCTGTGAATCTGGTACGAAGTCTTTTACCTGTGAGCCATAAACTTCATAGTGGCTGATATATACGGCGCTATCATAATCCCAATACAACTGTATCGTTTTAAAACTGCCAACGGCTTCCACGTTTACGGGAGTTCCGGGCACCTTGTCCGGGAAACTGCCGTTATCAATAGGCTTTGTTGGACGTGGTTTATTGATTTCCTTTTTTAAATCGTCAAGTTCCCGGTAAACATCATCATAGTGGGCAGACAGAAACTGGCCCATTTCAACGATGGCCGTGCCCTCGATGTCTAAAAGATCATATTCAATGGCAATGACCCTTGTTTGAATTTCAATAGGACGGGCAAATTGCCGGTCGATCGCTCGGGCTGTGTCGCCAAGGCTTACGTCTTTATCAAGTAGATCGACTGACAATTTGTAGTGTACTTCGGGCTTTTTCGCTTCCTGTAAGGCATCCCAAGTCGCTTGTAACAGCTTAGCCGGGTCGTCATAGTCGCCGTTTTCCCATACGCCGAAACGATGTAGCAACTGACCATTGTGTTTGCGGCCATATTTCAAAAGAGCATCCGGATCCCCGACCCATTTCTGTCCTTTCGGCTTGTCTACAGGGTCGCCTTTGGACTTTTTCCATTCAACATCCGCAAAGTCAATTAGGCGAGTGTAACCACCCGTATGGTTGCCTTCATCATCTTCAATTTCAAGGGATGCACCGCGGCCATATAACGCTGTGACTGGATAAGACAGGATCGTGCGCTGTATTTCTTCGATGTTGTGATCAATCTCAAACCTGGCGCCCCTGTCGGCTCCCAGACGCTGTTTGATTCGGATTTCACGCTTTGTAATCTTGTTGCCGTCGAACGTGACAACGTCTTTAAAGTCGCCTCCCCATACTTCAAGAATATTCCAGATGGCGTCAACGGAAGAAATGTAATAAAAATTAGTCGTTGCTTTGCCAAGTGAAACTTCGACTGTACCTGTCCAACGTGTGCCTTCCAAGGCAGCATTGAGCGCTTCCTGTGCTTCCTTATTGACAAAACGACGGTCCACAACAATATGCTCCTTTAATTCCATGAAAGCCGGTTCACATATTGCTGTTGTCTGGGGACCATCGTTGTTATCAACGTCGTCAATTTCTTTAATGACGTACAGCCGCAAGTCGCCTTCCTTGTCACGAAAAACGACTTGGTTTTCCTCTTTGACATATTTAGCCCGTTCCGCATCGGCTTCCACGGTAAAGGAAAAAGGCTCGTCGGGTACGCTGTTTAGTTGGTCTTTAAACGGCGCACTGACAAGCCCTGCGGATTCGGATAGTGTTGTGAGTAAAACGTCATCTTGGCTGAAAATATAAAGTTCTGCCAAATAGGTTTCCTCCTTTCTTGCAGGATAAAAGCCCCTCCTGTCGAATGATGACTACGGGGAGGAGGTGGAAGTTATGAATGAAAAGATAATGAAAATACAAAGAGACCTTCAAGAAGAATACTTACAATCAATCGAAAAGATTGAAGGTCCCGGAACGAAACAGTTATTCGAACAAATGATTAAACTGAATGCCGAGATGATCGCCAAGGCATTGCAAAAGTATGAGGAAAGCTAATTCATTTCAAGTTTACGCAGATTTTCCTCGTACCTTTCGTCAATTTCTTTGCCGATTTGGTTGAATGTCGAAACGAATTCTTTCTCAAAAGAGGTGGACAAATCACCGTTCAGGAGTGCGTCCATCTTCTTTTCTAATTCACTAACGCGCTGTTCCAAAGTTTTCTTTTCCATCCTTACCGCCTCCTAATGATATCTTTCCGTATATTTCATTTCCGTCGGATGACTCGCCTTGATCTGCACCTGCCCCGGTTCCAACTCAAACCACACGGTTTCCAGCGCAATAGATACGGCCAGGTCCTTACCGTTCAGCCGAACATCCCGTGTCTCATAATCAATTTCTAAAATGTCACCAGCGATAAAGTCATAGTTTAATATGATCTTGCCGCCTTTGGTTGTTTCGATTGTGAAACTCGACTGCGGGACAGTGAACCGAGTACGGCTGGTCCAGGGTGTTTCTGTTTGACCTGTGATGGTGTAATTAGCAAATTCTGTGCCAATATTTATCGTTTTGTCAGCGCCTAGGGTTTCCTTGACGACAAATTGCAACGTTCCCTCTCTTAACCAAGAAATCTTTTCAAAATCATTCATGTCATTTTGCAACAAAGCCACGTACCGCCTTCCAGGTTCATCATCAAACGATAAAACACCCCAATTATTAGTAATCAGCCAGCTCGTCAAACTTTTAATAATATCCATCTGTGTCTGATCTTCTTTTGCAACAAAGCCAATCGGCTGGCTGATTTCAAGCAAGCCGCGTTCGGTCTTTTTCAAACGATGCCGGCCGTTTGTACTTACTATTTCCCGATTCAAAGGATGAAAGGGCGACTTGGACCGCCCTCTCAACAAATAGATGCTGCTGTTCCTCTGCCCGTTAAAAGACATTGATTTAAGCAAATCCAGGTGCCCTCCTTCCCCGGTATGCTTTCAGTTGTTGTTGCTTTGTGACTGTAGGTTCAACGGCTTTTCCTACTTTTTCGCTGTCCATGTACAGGTCAGGATTTTTAGCGAGAATCTGTTTTAAAATTTCGTTTTGTTCCATGGTGGCAGCAAGCAATTTCATCAAGACGGAATCGTCATTTCCTCCCACATTCGGCAATTGATGTGGACGCTTATTCCCGGAAATTTCTCTGCCTGCCAAAGCAAGCAACTTCATGGCATCTGTACGGCGTTTCGGATCCGTTGGGATAACGTACTCAGGCCATCCGCCTTCAGCCAACCCATAGATGCCAGGATTTTTAATTCTGCCACCTGTGGCATACCAGTTATTTCTTTTCCAGAAGCTGACCGCCTTGCCAATCGAACCGTAACGATTTTTTATATAGCGAATTCCGTGGAAAATGTTATTGACTGGATCAAACGGATTGCCGGTATAGTTAAAGTCCATCAGCTGCATCAACCCTTTGGCTGTCCCTGTGGAGGTCATGGCACCAACAGCTCTCGGATTACCGCTGGACTCTCTTTGGATGATCCAAGATAAGCCATTAAGCCAATCAGAACCGGAAACACCAGCACGGGCCATTCCTTGTGCTATCCACTTTTTGACACTTCCGCTGACGTTGCCACCGCCTAATGTGTCGGGATTGATGGCCTGTCCGTTTCGGCGTACCTCGAAATGAACGTGTGGCCCTGTACTATCACCTGTACTTCCGACCAATCCGATGATCTGGCCTTTGCTGACGGCCTGGCCGACTTTGACTTTATTTTTGCTGTTATGAGCGTACAGATAAGATAGACCGTTAGCGCCTTGAATGTGGATGACGTTCCCGTAACCGCCGTACCCGCTTCCCCTCCGTCCGAATCCGGAAAAGATAACCTTTCCGCCTGCAACAGCAGGAATAGGGGTACCGGCAGGTGCCGCCCAGTCCACGCCTTTATGGAGTCTGCCCCAGCGCATACCGAATCCGCTTGTCCGGTGGAAGGGGGCGCCGAATGAAAAGCTTTCACCTACATCCATTACCGGCATTTGGCCTTTTACCCATTCGAGCGCATGACTCTTAATCATCTTGATTGCGCCTTTTGCGATACTACCTTGGATGCCGGATAGACCCATGTCAGGAATAAACTTATCCCATACTTTTTTCATGAGCGTTCCCGGTTTGGAAATATAATCCCACACATCGAGACCGATTTCTTTTAATTTTTGTCCGGCAGACTTAACTTTATCTATCCCTGATTTGACAATCCCGCCAGCTTTATTCTTGGTGCTTTTATACATGTCTTTTAATACATCGCCAATACCGTTTTTATAAGCAGGGAACATAGAGAGTAGAGCCTTTGTTTCAGGTCCGGATAGGACGGATGTGCCTTTCGGCAAGTTGACGAGCGTGTCTTTGTTTGGTGATAAAAACATATTGCCGTCAGGTGTGCGGACCAGCTCTTTCATGCCGCCATCACCCACACGAGCAAGACCTCCGGGATGCCCGTCTGTACCTTTTGCGTATTTTGGCACAGGCCATGGATCCAGTTTCTTATCCACACCGACTCTTTTTAGGACCCAATTCACGCCAGTGATTACACCATTGACGCCCAATCCAAGACCTTTTACAAGTCGATTTGCTACTCCCTTCGCAGAGTTATACAATTTATAACCCATATCCTTGATGCCTTTTGCCATTTTTCCTGGCATATCCTTCACGGTTTTGACCATGCTTGAGACATATTCCCCGACTTTATCTTTCGTTTTTCGAAATATATCAGATACCGCTTGACGGAAATTAGAAAACCGACTACGTGCTGTATCAACCGCCGATTTCACCGGATTGACGATTCGATTTTTGATAGAATCCCAGGCTGATTTCGTAATCTCCTTGATTTTTTCAAAGATTGTCCGGATATTGTCTCGCGCCGCCGAAAAACGCAAACGCACAGTATTGACCGCTGATTTTACGGCATTAATAATAATATCTTTCGTCAGATTCCATGCAACTTTCGTCAAATCTTTCAGCTTCAGAAAAATACTATTAACGGTATCTTTCGATTTCGTGAACCGGTCTTTGACAAAATCAACGATACTTTTTACGAGATTGGAGACGATATTTTTTATTCCGGTCCATGAATTTTTAAAGGCATTTGCTAATAGTTTCCCGAGATTAATAATGCCTTTTAGCATTTTTCCCCAGAACATCAGCTGCACATAATTCCAGATGAACTGCAAGGCGCCGGAAAAGATGTTTTTGATACCTTCCCACATTTTTTTAAAGTCGCCGGTAAAGAGGCCGGAAAATACTTGCACTAAGCCCATAATCACTTTTAAAGCACCTTGTATTACGCCTTTAATGTTTCCCCACACACTTTTGATGATGGCAAGAACCGCCGGCATAATAAAGTCAATCACTTTAAAGATTCCGCGAAAAACTGTGGTAATGACATTGCCTATATTTTCGGCAGCGCTAATGATGGACCCGCCATCCGATTTCCAGAACCCCTTAATCATTGACAGTTGGTCTTTAAAAAATGAAGTGACCGCGCCTATACTATCTTTGAGATGTCCGAGTACCTTGCCGCCAAGCTCTTTTAAACTAGCAGTAAGTTTCCCGACACTTTCACGGAATGAATCAGACTTTTTATATAAAAGAACGAATCCGGCAGTTAGGGCTGCTATAATTCCTACGGTTATGCCGATCGGTCCGGTCAATACGGCGAATGCTTTTCCCAGGAATCCGACGGATGTTCCTGCCGTTCCTGCTGCACCGCCAAATAAACTAAATCCTTTAGTTACTGGCGCCAAAAATTTCATGAATGTGCCAAGGCCGATTGATATATTGGCTATCATGCCGCCAAGGGATCCCAGCACCGTTAAAGCCGGACCAACCCCAACAGCTACCACCGTGCCAAGTAATGCACCTTTTTTGATGATGTCTTGCATAGATGGAGATAAGCTGTCAAACCATGACTTTACTGATTTTACTTTATCCACAAAGCCAGCAAACATTTCCCCGAATTTCACACCAGCTTTTTCTGCAATACCACCCATGCTGTCAATTCGACCCGTAAAGTCCGCAATTAACGGCTTCAATTGCGAGAAAAAACCGCCGCCTTTTCCTCCTGCATCCAAAAATGATGCCCCAAGACGGCCAACCGCTGCCCACATATTGGCGATCCCGGCGGTAAATGATGTTTCACCCATCTTTTTTGCCGCGCCACCGATGTTCTTTTCGATGGCGTTCATCAGCATTTCGGACGATATTTGACCATCACTTGCCATATCAAAAACCGCGTCTGCGGCCACTCCAGCTTCTTTAGCCAGCCATTGATAAACAGGCAGGCCCCTGTCGGATAGCTGTTGCAGTTCACCGTTGTATGCCTTGTTGGACGTTTTGACTTTGTTCAGAATGGATCCCATCTCGCTCATGCTTGAGCCAGCGATCGCCGCCGCATCACCAGTTAACGAAAGATACCTTGTTAACTCTTTCCCCTCTTTAACACCTGCGGCTACGGCGTTTGCCGCGGTTGTTGCAGCTTCATCCATTCCGAATGATGTGCCCCGAACGGATTCAAGGGCCGATTCCATGATTTTTTCTACGCCTTTTGCATCATGGCCAAGACCTTGTAACTTTGCTCTGGCTGTATCTATGCCCACAAGGCGATCAAACCCTTTGACAAGCGCAACGCCCGCCAGTGCAGACGCTGCTCCCACGGCAGGCGCAGTGATTTTTGTTGTCAGGCTCTTTCCAACGTCTTTCATTTTGTCGGACATTGATTTCAGGCCGGATCCAAATTTAATAAGTGAGTCGCCAGCTTTGAACAGTGTGGAATTTTGTATTTTTTGTTGCCGCTGAAACTCCTTCATTTGGGAAGTAACGTCTTTAATTTGGCGTTCCAAATTGTTCAGCTTTGCTACTTCATTGTTGTATGCACGAGCCGCTTTTTCTGCCTCTGCCGAGCCTTCTCCGTGCTCCTTGACCATTTTTTCATAATGTTTTCTTGCATTTTCAGTAACTTTTCGTTGAACGTCGAGCTTTTTGTTCAGGCCGTCGATTTTGACTTGATATTTATCAAGGGAATTTTCCGAACGGTCAAAAACGGAAAGATTGGCTTTCATTTCTGAATTGACAAGGCTTAACTTTCTTTTTAAATCTTTCAGCCCGCTGTCAACTTTAAGTGTGTCAAGGGATAAGCCGATCGAAAGACCCTCAATTCTCTGCATGGTTTACCTCCTTTCTTATGTAATAAAAAAAGACTGCCTAAAAATTAGGTAGTCTTTAAGAGATTGCTTGAAATTTATTCATGATTTCATTCAGTTTTTTATTCAAAATCGTTTCTATATTTTCAAAATCCCAATAGGGAATTTCGATTAACGGAATATCATTTTCTTTGCAATAAATCCTTTTTATTTCATCGCGCTGCTGACGTACTTTAAATTGATGTTCGCCACCAAAATGCCTTGTCGGTTCATAGTGCTGTTTGCCGTGAAATTCAATCAAACAAATTAATGTTTCATTTTCAAATATGCAAAAATCAAAAGGTAAAGGTCTTTTGTACTTGCAATCATCAAACTTAAATTGTGGAATATAATCAATACCGTTTTTTATGAGGTATTTGCTAATTTCCCTTTCGCCGCGCGATTGGTTACACGCAGGACAACGAGTACCATGGGTGGTGAAATTAAAAGGAACAACTTCCCACTCGAAATAATTACAACTATTATTATTGTGACGTATTTTTATTGGAGTGTCAGCATTGACATATTCACCAATCACAGTGTAATTATCGCCTTCCAATTCTCGTACTTTCCTCTTAAATCCTTCAATGCCTTCTCTGGCGTTACCGGCGCATTTAGGGCACATTTGTCTTTTATGCACTAAGTTTGACGGAAGAACTGTCCACTCATATCTATCACAATTATCACTATTATGTCGAACTAACACTTTTGTGTTGCTATTTACATACTCGCCTATAACAGTTATTTCACCTTCAAACTCTTTATTAACAAGTTCTTTAAATTCGTCATGAGCCATTCTATGGAAACCGTGACACCTGGTACACCTTTTACCTTCTCTGTTTTTGCTTCCCATAAAATTGTCAGGTGTGGTTTTATACACATGTCCGTTCGGACACATTACTTCCACTTGTTTTTTAGCAAATTCATACTTGCTGCCATTTACTAAAGTGTACCGGGCCTTCTGTAGAGCCTCGTGAAACTTTTTCACTTTACTAAGTTTTAAACATTCTTTGCATCTATAGCCATTATTAAAAACGCGAGGGGACACATCGTATAGGTGATCGTTAGGGCATCTAACCTTTACGTGAGTCGTTGAGTCCACATATTTGTTCCCCTCTATCATCACATAACCGTTTTCCTTTAAATTCTCATAGAATTCATTGGCAAAATGAAGTCTTTTATTTTCAAGATGACATTCCACACATCTTCGCCCTAATTTAAATTTATATGGTGTAACACCATAAGTGTGACCTTTGGGGCACGTAACCATTACGCGATCTTTAGATGTTTTGTACCTTGAATCCCCCGATAAACTATATCCGTCACTGAGTAAAGATTGATAGAATTCTTTTGCAAACCTGTTACTTTCGTTTTCTATTAAATCTTTTAACACAGACCCTCACCTCTACCCATATTATATCATGGTGTTATCACCTTTACAATATTATGATTACACCTTATAATGTGTCTGGAGGTGGTCATAATGACAATTTCGAGTGATAAGACAAGGACTATGCTAACTCTAAGAAAAGATTTAAAAGAACAGGCACAGGAACGGGCAAAACAAGAAAACAGGAGTTTAAATAACTTAATAGAAACAGCCCTTATCGAATACTTAAATAAGTCCGCAAAATGATGCGGGCTTATTTAAGGAAGGTCCATAACAGACGTCACCTTTTTAGGTTTGTTTCTTTCACGTAACAGCTCGATTAAAAAGTGAAAAGGCGTTTTCATAATTTCATTTATGTCTTTTCCTTCTTTTGTTAGATCAAGGATGAGTTTCTGTAAGTATTCCTTTTGCTTGGAGAAAGAAAAGTCCTCATCCATTAACGCTTCTTCTCCAGGAATTTTTTTGTTGCATCAGATTGTTCTCCACGGGCAACAAAGAAAATTTGAGATTGCAATTCATCAATTGCGTCCGGCGCATGGAGCCTTTGCCTAATATCATCCTTGGTAAATTGTCCGTTAAATATTTTTTGGGCAACAAAATCAGCCATCTCCAATATGGATTCGCTTCCCGTTATTTCTCCATTCTCCAGCTTTTCTGCAAAATCAACAGCTTCTAAAGTTACATCAAGAGGGATAAATGGTGACGTCCAGTATTTATCAAATTCGGGCTCCCCGCCTTTGATTACCTCCTCTGGATTCTTAATGAGTTCAATCATATTTCGTTTTAAATTTGCCATTCTATTACATCCTTTCGATTATAATTAACGCAAAAAAAAGCCCTGAGCTTAAATCAGTCCCAGGACAGCTTAATTGTTGTATCCGTCCTGGAATCTGATTTAAGATTTACGGGCTTGTTAGGGTGTTACCTCTGCACCAGGATATGGCTTACCAAAAACCGCCTGGAAAATTTCATCCCGTACAGTTGTTTCGCCTGGGGCATCTGTCCCTCTTAACCGCATGACCTTCTGCCCTTCAATCACGCGGGACATAAATTCCCCTTCTACCGTTTCATTTCCGAATTCAATGGATTCTTCCTTTGTTGACCCAGACACAGATGGCATTGTAAATTTCCCTTTCACAAGACCGTACCAGCTTTTTCCGCCGTCTTGATTTTCGATTGTAAAGACAACCGCAACGTATGGAGGGTTTGAATCCGGGCCATAAGCATCTAGGTTTCCGACTTTAGTTAATCCAAACAAAGCGCTTTTATCTTCTTCCGGAATTTTGTGGAATTGTCCGCTTACCGTCATAGGGCCATTGGACGTGGCCATCTCTGCCACCTCCCCGTCTCCAAAAGCTTTTACAATTTCCTGCTGTGCCTCCACAGTGATTTCTTGCAAAAATTTAACCCTTTCAATTTCTCCTTTAACTTTGTCGGTGTCATCCAACACAGCATAATGAAAATCATTTACGTTGATGGCTGCTTTATAATTTTTTCCGTTTGTTGCCAATGTAAATCACTCCTTTTAAAATTAAAAAAGACACCCTATAAGGCGTCAAAATCTTCCCTGTATGCTTTTCCTCGATACCTACGGGCGTCTCGGTAGGTATTGGTATCTTTATCCCATTCCGGGTCCATGCTGGCAACTTGAGAAAACCCCAATTTCTCCCACATGATATTTCGTATCTGCCGGGCAATAGCATCCCGCTTCTTCCTGCCGCCAGCTCCTTGCACCCACACTTCAATATGAACCATGTAATCCTCTGTGAGCCATTGACCATCCGCATAGTCACCCGGCATTTCTGCCCCAACTTCCTCCAATACAATAATAGGACCGGTTATATCCCCTGTGGCTGGATATTCGTAATATTTAATCCGATTACCGACCTCTGCAGCAATGAAGGGATCTGATTTCAACACCTTATAAACTTCATCAAGAATATCCATCAGATTCCCTCCCTTATTGCTTTTTTGATCGCTTCCCGGTAAGCATTTTCTGCATTTCGCATAGCGAGTGCTATTTTTCCTTTACCTCTCGGACGTGGATTTTGGATCGTTCCCCATTCGTTTAGGTGGATGATGCGATAACGGTTGTCTGGGCCACGCCAGTGGACTTTAACTGTGCGGACGCCTGATTGCGTGAATGGCTCGGATATGGTGACCTCACGAATGGTTGCCCCGGTATCTTTAAACGTTGCCAGCTGTGCCTTTAATTCTTTGACAAACACTTCCGCCCCTGCTTTCAACGCCCTATCACTAATTTGCTGCATCTTGGCTTTGCCAAAGCGTTTTTCAAGTTCGGCAATTAACTTTTCTTGGCCAGTTACTTTGACGCCCATTCTGTCGCCTCCGCTACAACTTTAATAAAACGCTTATTCTTAACGTCAGGATGCATTTTCTTGATATTGAAGCGAACATAATTCCCTTCATCGTCCTGGTAGGCATCATCAAGAACTGCTAAATAATGTTTGTTTGAAGGCTTGTACTCGCCCCGTGGATCCCTGAATCGAGCTGTTACGGAATAGAGAACATTGGTTGTGCTTAAAGACTCAATGTCTTTCATGGAAGGCTCATAGACTTCGGCCCAACATTCCCACAGTTGCCGTTTTTCAACTTCGCCAGGTTCAGGCCCTTCACTAGGGGCATATTCAAAAAACTGAATACGCGTATTCAAATCAGATGCATTACTCATTTGGACTCACCGCGACTGAGAAGTTTTTCAGTTTTAAAATCAATGTTTCTAGCACTCTATTGTCACGTTTTTCGAGCCCTCTATCTTCATAGTTTTGCGTGACAAGGACTTTTATGGCAAGTTCGTACAATGGGTAATCAGGATCTCCGCTTTTTCTTTCTATCACACCTGACAATGTTAATTCAGCTTTTGCCGCTTCAATCAATGAGAGGATGACACCATCCTCATAAGTGCCATCAACCCTCAAAAACTCCTTAACATCATTCAACATTACCCTTCACCTTCGGGCGGTTCCGGCTCAGTCACGCTCACAGTTGCTGTTCCTTTTATGCTCGTCTTTTCGGTTGATGTAGCAGTAATCGTAGCAGTTCCAGCAGCAACGGCTGTAACTTTTCCGTTAGCATCGACGGTGGCGATTTTTGTATCTGAACTTGCCCAAGTAACCGTCTGTTTGGCTGTAGACGGTGTAACAACTGCTGATAAATTTCGAGTAGCACCGACTTCAAGATTGTTTGTTTTCGGCGAAATATCAACAGCAGTTGGATCACTGTAATTTGTTTTAACTTTGATCGGATCAGATAACTCACTCTCACCAACACTATTTTCAGCACTTACCTGATACGTGTATTCTGTATTCGGCGTCAAACCTGTATCGGTAAATGTTTTTTCAGTCAGGCCGGTTTTGATTTTATTGCCGTCCCGGTACACATTATAAGTTGTTGCCATACTTATCCTCCTTTACGTGAAAAAGCCCTGAGCTCAAGGCTGGTCCCAGGACAATGTAATTTCTGTATCAGTCTTGGAACCCGCCTTGAGATTTACGGGCTTGTTAGGGTTTATCATCCTTTTTAATTTTTGCAATCCGGAAAGCAGACTTCAATTTGATTTGATGGTCAAACCAAGCTGTCACGACAAACTGCTCGATACCTGTTTTGACATCTTTATCACGCTCGTAAAGCGTTGTGCCAATGTCGTAGTTGAAATGGGAGTAAGAGAAATCTCCTACAATTGGGTGTACCGCCGCATCACTGAATACAACGCGTTTTCCAAGGACCTGTTCCGGTTGAGCGCTATAGAGCGTAGCATTTCCGTTCGCCAGCTTCTCAATAATGTCAGAATAGTCTTGATAACGCATAACGATGGTTGCATTTTCACGGTAATCCTCGTGCAAGTCCGCAATTGCCTTCCTGATAGCTTGATAGTAATCGTCACCTTCGATTTCCTTAATACCTACCGCGTAGAAGGACATGTGTTCTTCACCGGTTTTAGGAGTTTCAGCGAAAGCTACTTTCCTTTCTTTTGCCGCTACCCCGGACTGTAGAGCATTTTCCACATGAGAAACCAGGTTAGTGTGAGTTCCCTGTAAAACAGTTTCAGAAACCCCTGCAAAAACTTTAAATTTATTACGTCCGAAAGTAACAACGTCACCAGTAACTTTCAACTCTTTTGCCGTTTCCTTGTCCTGGATAAAATCGTCATCATCAAGAGTAAAATTAACCTTTGGGACTTCCAGGTTTGTAATAGCAGTAAAAGTGGAAATTTCCCTCAATTGGTTTTTGACAAGTGGTTCGGAAATAATGTCATTCGCTACAGTTTTTGGTAGGAATTTTCCTCCGCCTGTGTTATCGTCTCCCAACGCTTGATAAATTTCTTGGGAGACAGGCTTGTTCGCCATAACGTTTTTAATCAACTCAGCTTTTGCCTGGACGACTTTTTCTTTCGGATCCGCAACCCCTGCAAGACCTTGATTCTGTTTTTGCTGCTCGATTTGCGCTTTTTGCTCGGCTTCTAACTTGTCATGCTGCTCTTTAATGACATCAAAACGGGCTTTCAGGTCCTCTTTTGATTTTTGAAGGGCCTGAATCTCGTCCATAGTTGCAGCTGGATCCACTGCTTTTTGAGCAAGTTCGCCTTCTACTTTCTGCAATTGTTGGCCAATAGTGACCAGGTTTTGTTTAAGTTCAAATAAAGTTTTCATATTTTCATATTCCTCCTAAAATGGTATTTAAATAAGCAGAATTTGCTTTTGCCGCATCAGCGATTTTTTGGCGCAGGGCCATTTCTTCGGCTGAAATTTCCACATTTTTACTCTCTTTAAGTTGTTTTGGTACGTTTTTATACCGTTCCAAATACTCACCACTGATAGATGCGGCCATATTGTTGGCTTCTTCCACAACATCGCATAAGCCATATTCATATGCTTCATCAGCAGACAGCCAGGTTTCAGCATCTAGCATTTCTTGGAGCTTTTCCTCTGTCAACTTATCTCCTGCTTTATCAAGGTAAGATTGCATGCTCGATTTACCGATACGGTCCAGATCATCAGCCTGTTTTCTCAACTCTGCCGCATTACCAATGGCAAAAGTCCACGGATTATGAATCATGAGCATACTATTCGATGGCATTCTGATTTCATCAGCAGCCATTATAATGACGCTAGCAATGGAGGCCGCCAAAGCGTCCACATGAGCCGTAACCTTTGCTTTATGCCTTTTTAACATGTTATGGATGGTAATCCCCTCAAACACGCTTCCACCGGGCGAATTGACATATAGATTAATGATGTCAACATCCCCCAATTCATCTAACTCCTGCTTGAAAGTTGTCGCTGAATGTTCCCCTTCTTCGGTCCAGGCGTATTTTGTAATTTCTCCGTAAATAAAAATGTCAGCTGATTTTCCATCGGCTGACGCTTTCATGTTAAAAAACTTATTCTTTTGTCGGCTCTTGTCCAATCCTATCACCTCCTTTACGTCGTTCCCTCGGATCCATTGAAATCGGGTACAGGTCTCCACTTACGAACAATTCAGCTGCGTTCCCGCCTTCAGGTGGCAGATCTTCATACATTCTGATTTCGTCCGGTTTCAACCATCCACCCCTTACTCCTGCCTGGTAGAAATTCGTTCTAGCAGCCATGTCTCCACGTAACAGGCCGTTCAAATTAAACTTAAAATAATAACCTTGCCTTCTCTCCTGTTCGGTGAGCAATTTTCGGTTAAATTCATGCTCGTATTGTCGGACAATCGGCGTTAAAGTCATCTGGACAAACTGAATCATCATTTGCTCATTCGATGAATAGCTCTGCCCCTCATCGTCATTCAAAAAGGAAACAGGAACATTAAACACATTCGCCACCCGTGAACGTGTGATTTTTTCCGACTTTAACGTATCAGACGCAAAATATTTCTTTTCGATTGGGTCAATTTCCACACCTGGTTCTTGAAATAAGATTCCGCCGTTATTCTTATAAAATTCCCGGAAATATTTCGTGACTTCATCTCTTTTTTCATCATCAACATTAGTCCCATATTTAAGAACAAAGCTATCCGGTTTCTTCATTTCTGTTAAACTGAATTCTTGAACGGCTTTGTCATATAGTAGTGTGTTTTTCAAGACTTCCAACGGGCTGATTCCCTGCCATCGTGAAGCGCCGGTAATATGCTTTACGTGCAGCATATTCATATTGTGGATGTAGTACGTTCCGTTCGTCCCAAGCACTTGATACCACAACGATTCATCATCCGTGTTTAAAAAGGGAGTGATATATGTCGGGTCGATAGGGATGAGCGCTTCAACTTGCAGCCGAATGTCTCTCATAATAAGCGCATAAGCATTTCCATGCTCGTTCCTCGATACTTCCATTTTATTGATGAAGTCAAACCCGCTCATATTTTGATTCGGGACATTGACCAAAACATCATAAGCCTGGTTAGTTTTCAAATCGTAATTCTGATGCAACTTTATGGGAAGTGAGGAAACGGTATTTGCCAAACGGGAAATTACCGAAAAAATGGTCTCGTTTGTTGCTAATTTGCTGTTATCCACACCAAAAAAAGTCCGGCCAAACCAAGAGGAAAAATCGTACATCTTTCCTTTCCACCCAGCCGCCGCACCTTTTGCTGCTGCTTTAAATTTATTGAACCATTTCAAACTCTCACCACCTTTCAATTATGGTCAGTTCCCTAACAAATCTTTAACGGACATAAATGTGATTTTTCCGCTACCCTGAGGCCCAACCATTTTTTTCATTACTTCCGTATGGCTGTTTAAAAACGCCGCAAAGCCATCTATTTTTCGATAGCGATTTTGTTTCGTCGGCAGCCAATTTCCGTTACGATCTTCCACAAGTTGTACATTATTGATGTACCATCGGAACAACCTGTTGTTATTAAAAATAACTTTTCCGTCGAGGAATAATTCTTTTGCGTCTTTCAAAGCCGGACTCAATGTCATATGGCCCTGTCTTACAAGCAAGGTGTTGAATCCAAACGACTTTAAATCTTCCACAAGACGATAGGCGTTGGCAGGGTCATAGGTAATCAATTCAATATTAAATCGCTTCGATTGTTCCACAAACCAATCATAAACAAGGCGATAATCCACATAATCACCCGGGCAGATGGTCAATAATCCTTCTTTCTCCCACTCCCGATAAGGAATTTTCTCATTGTCACTGATTACTTTTTTATTAGGAATCCACGAATGAGATAAAACAAAAACCTTGCCCGTGTCCAACGGGAATTCTAAACATGCAGACGTGAAATCCTCTGTCTGCGACAAGTCAAATCCAGCTACACAATTCGCCCCTTCAAGGGTGGAAATGTCAATGGTTTTATCGTTCCTCTTAATAACTTCATAATCTAAAAAGGACTGTTCGTCGGCTTGAACAAAGATGTTGAAACGTTTAGTGATGAAGTCATTTCTTTCGGCGGGAATTCGCTTTGCTTTTTCCCAATCCTCAACCATATCCTGCAATTTAACTGAAACGCCCATATTCGGGCTTGCCTTCACCCACATTTCAGGGCGATCAAATTCATCCGCGCTGTCAAGGCTTGCCAAGTAATAAAACGTTCTTTCGTCGTCAATCACACCATTCAGGACATCCACACCTTGCTCATAATAATCGACCAACGGGCCATCTAACTGATAGCCGGCTGTTGTTATATAAATTAATAAAGGTTGGTCCCGGCTCCCACGTGAATTTTTAATGACATTGATTAATTTGTAATCCTTGTACTCATGGATTTCATCGAATATCCCGATGTGCGTATTAAGTCCGTCCAATCGTTCCGAATCGCTTGCCTGTGGTTCGATTTTGGAAAAGGTTTTATCATAGTGGATGGCGTCCCGCAACGTTCTGAATCTCTTTTTTAATGCAGGAGATGATTGAATCATCTTTTTTGATTCATCAAATAACAACCTTGCCTGCTTCATAGAATTTGCCAGCAAAATGATGTCTGCGCCTTTCTCGTCATCTTTGCTGACACCATAGTTGGCAGCACCAGAAATCATTGTGGTTTTCCCTTGTTTTCTGGCAACAAAAATAAGGCCCTCCTTGAAGCGCCTTAACTTTGTTTCTTTATGAATCCACCCGAATAACGAACCTAAAACAAAGTGTTGCCACGGTTGAAGTATCAACTGTTTGAAATTTCCCTTTGACGGTTTGCAATATTTTTCGATAAAACGTATCGGCCTATGTCCCGTTTCTTCATCAAAAATATAGGGAAACGACTTTGTTCCTTGCCTTTTCAAGTCTCTAATATGTCTTTTTGCTGCTAAAATCACCTTTTCCCCAGCAACGATCTTGCCGGATATGACTTGTTCCGCGTACCAAGTAGCCAGTAGTTTTTTTGATGGTTTATTTAATACCTTAATGACACCATTTTTAGAAGTCCTCGAAGCCATCTAACTCACCATCAATCTCCGGCAGAAGTTTGTTGATTTTACTGTAAATCTTATTTTTTTCTGCCACACATGATAAGTACGCTCGATACGTCGGATTGATTTGGTGCGTTTCTCCCCCACGACTATTCACATTTGTTACCCTATAACCTTCTTCCTTGACCAATTCATTTAATTCGATTTCTTGACTCCTTAAATTGCAGTAAGAGACAATCAAATCTTCATCAATGTATTTCGTTTCTTCTTCCAACTCTTTGTAAATATGGTCAAAAGCGCTTTTGGCTTCTTTATTATAAAAATTATTTTTAGGTTTTGCCATTCGGCCCGCCTCCTTCCTCAGCGTACTTTTTATATTTTTGATCCCACGTTGCAAGCGATGGAGCGCGCCCGGTCTTTTGTTCGTCGCCCTTCGACATTTCGGGGCAGGGGGGGCTAAATGATTTCTCGATTCGGTTTCGATTCCACCACTTTTATTTTTCGTTTTGTCTGCTTTTTGTTTTCTTTCCCTTTCCCTTTTTCTGGATGTGATTCGTTATGGCACTTGTGACACACGCAGATGAGGTTGTCCACATCCAATGCAAGTTCGGGATATTCTTTCCTTGATTTAATGTGATGCACAACATTATATGGAGTAATCTTCCCTTGCTTAAGGCACTCTTGACAAAGATAGTTGTCTCTCGCTAATGCAATGGACCTGCACACTTGCCAGGCTTTGCTGTTGTAGAACTTCTTGGCTCCTTGGTCACGTTTGTGTTTATCATATCGCCTGTGGCTTTCTGCTTTGTACTCTGCCAAAGTATCACCCTAGTAGTCTGTGCAGTAACCTTCGTCTTGTTAAATAAAATTTAAACGTGACTCGGTCTATCCTAGACTGCAAGTCCTTCCCTCTTGATCGCCTATGCCCTTTCACTAACTGCCTGTATGGCGTAGACTCCAAGTATTCTTTTGAGAAAAAATACTGTCCTCCATCCTTATCAGTGAAGTAATAATCATACTTATCATAAAGATAGACGTTCTCTTTTTTTATCGCTACATCATATCTGATTTCATCAGTTAATGGTTTGAGTTTTAGCTTCCTTACTTTAGTTTCTAAATCCACTCCACTCACCTCTTAATGAATAATGTGCCTATGATTACCACCACAATGATTGGAATACTTATATACTTTGTTAGCACCCAACCTATCTCAATCATCTGTTTTCCGATTTGCACCACCCACAATTCAAACAAGTAGTTTTACATGCGTACACGGCACCTTCCAACGTCGTCATTTTCATATGCTCCAATTCATTTCCTCCACACTGAGGACAACTATTAAAACTGATCTCTGAACGCTCTCCTAATTAATTCTGTTGTCTTACCACAATACCTTTTTCCACCAATTAGTTTACCTTCGCGCGACTTATTGTCCGCCATGTTCTCCACTCTCCTTATATAAAAAAGCACCTACCCGATAGGATAAGTGCTTGATTGGTTATTTAATCTGTACCATTTCCAGTTTTTCTACTTCATCCAGGTTCAACACGATTTCTTCTTTCGTCACCAGGAACCTGGCACCATCAATCATGACCGGCATTGCCACTTTAATATTCGTGTCAGTCTCAAATTGAATATCCTGTCCGTTTTTTAATAGCGCATAAACAGAATACTTTTTCAACCACATCTCCTCCTTTTTGACTACCTATTTCGCCAAAAAGGACTATTTTCCTATTAATATCATTCGACATTTATTGACAATTAAAATAGCGCTGTTTATGGGTACAGCGCAAACCTTTGCAGGCCACCTACTGTAAGTAAGCAGCACCGGTGTCCTACCGCCGCGTCTGGCACGGTTTCAGACAATAAAAGGAGCCCGCGCATTCGCAGTCCCCTTGATGCGCCATCCTTTTCCAAGGGACAGCGCTGACAGATACCAAAAACACTCTTCACCTATAAGTGGCATCATATGACATTCGTATGACAAGAAAGTTTTCTTTTTATTTTATTCTTGGCTCTTTTGATGAAAACTTGAACAGATGGCTTAGATATTCCCAATTCATCTGCTATCTCCTGCATGCTCCATCCCTGTGCCATATGGAGCAAATAACACTGCCTTTCCCTGTGTGATAAATCAATGAGCATGTTGACCAACGCCTGTTTTTCATCCTCACCCAATTCCCTTGGCTCCGGCTGGATATCAAGGCTCGGCATTAGGTCCATATCAACCAAAATTCTACGCTGATATGCCGACCGCCGATCTATCCCCCGCAGATTCCCCGGCCGCCTGCCTGTCCGCATCCAGTCGATAGCAAAGGACATATCGTTGATCATTCCGTTCACCTGGGTCCGGTCCATCTTATCAATCTGAGATTCTCCCAGCCTATCCTTTATTTTATAAAGATCCTTTCGGCCTTCCTCATATTCAATGATCATTTTGTCAATCCACATATCAAAGCCCCCTTTTCATCTCTGGCGATATGATCCTCTATGCCGTCTATCGGAATGGCGGGCGATTTCTTTAACACTAAGAGATTGTAGCTTCAACCATTCTATTTCCTTCTGCAATCGTTCTATTTCCTCTTTAAAATCAAGTTCAAGGCCTTCCCACTGTCCTAACTCCTCGCCGAGTTGGGATAATTCTTTTTGCTGTTCCTCAACAGTTGAAACAAGCAAGTCAATGTCATCTATATCAAATGTCCACTGGTCACTTTTGGCTCGTTTTAATTCCCTTTTTATTTTTTCGATTGCGCATACACGACAATCCTCAACACTCACTCCCACTCTCCCCCTCAGTCCGTATTCGATTTCTTGCATGGGATCACCGCCTAACCAATTTCTTTTTCGAGATAAGGAACGCCATTTTTGAATTTGTACCCAAGCCTTTCCGCTTTTCCTCGAACTCCCAGGGCGCTCCTGTTTAATCGGTCGGCGATTTCTTCAAAGCAATATCCCTTTCCCAACAGATCAATTAGCAGTCGCTCTTCTTCAGGAGAGTATTTAATGTGATTCGGCAGCCTTATGGGTCTTTGTTTCAAACCGAGATCCAGTATCCTTCTTTTCACGGCTGCCTGGCTCCGTTTTAATTCTTCTGCAATCTCCGGATAAGTGTATTTGAATTGATTAAGCATCCATTTCAACTTTTCGTCATCATCTTTGCTCCAAGGCGTATTATGCGGTTTCGGCACATGCAACTTTTTGATTTGGTCAGCCTTTCTCTTTTCCTCCACCCACTTTGGTTCCGGTCCAAGTGATAGCCTTTCAAATCTACTGAAATCAAGCATGTGTCTGTTTTCTTTCGCCCATTTCCAAAAATCTTGGTAGGTGACGACCAGGACTTTGTTTTCTGCAGCAAAAACCTTTTTCCTTGCAGGGAAATCATAAAGTTTAATCCAGTTTTTCAATATTCCGTAATGAGTGTTCAGTACCAGGGAGAGCTGACTAACTGTAATTCCGTCAAAATGGGAACGGGCATCACCAAGCCCCATTCTCTGGGCTTTTAACTTTACAGCGTTAACTGATCGATTAAGTTTTTTGGCTATCCCCTTAATGCTCACGGCTCCCCATTTATCTTCAAGATACTCAAGCTCTTCTTCTGACCACTTTTTTCCACGTCTCAATTTCAAGCCCCCTTAACTGTTAATTTCTCCGAACTGTGTATTAACCCCAATGACCATTTCGTTTTAAAATTTCGATGACTTCATCTGCATACGACTCGTCGGTATTGATTACTAGGTATTTTGGATAACCGCGTTTTCCTTCTTTTTTGCGATTCTCTGCTATCATTTGCCACACTTCACCTAAATTAGCCTGTTGTTCAGCAGGTAAGCGATAAACATCTTCTTTTTTCAGGACTACAAATTTTATTTTCATTCCGCTTGTATCAGCCACTTTTAACACTCCTTTCTATGTCGCCTTTTTTATCAAAACCGTACTAACTTATTAGCCTTTCAAACTTCCGTATTCTTCCCTCCTTGCCGATATCTGGCTATATTATTGACAAGGAGGGATATTATGAGAATCAAACGCCGTTTGCATAAAAGCGATCTCGAGGACATCAATTACAAAATCGACAGCCTCATAGATTGCTTAGATCGTCTAAAAAAGGTCATCAATGAGCCAAAGTTTGATATTGAAGACGTTCGTACCGAAATGATACCTATTTTAGCCTGGCCGTATCGAATCAAAGAATCCCTTGAAAAATCTATTTCCAGCATCGGGAAAGAGATGTGATTCATCTCTTAAACTGATCCGGATGTTGCAAGGAGTATCGCCTACCGCTCACATAAATGACGGTAGGCACTCCCTTTTTAGTTTTGAGGATATGAACGATGGGCCGATATTTATCACCTTTCTGTCTCATGAAATCACTCCCTCATATGTGATTTCGCTCGCTTCATCCCTTAATATTTTGATCCGTTTTAAAACGTCGTCAGCGTTCGATAAATGAATAAAAAGGGAACTTAAACTTTGGAGCCGACCGATTAAAAATGCCCCTTGCGTCAAACGAGTTTCTTTAGCCGATATACTTTTCAAATGCTCCAAATCATTTTCTAAATCCTTCAAAACGCGCGTGGCAGCTTCTGACAACGTTTCTGTGTATCTCACGCTATCCTCCACCCCTGCCGGAGCCGGGCCTTGACTTCGTGATTTTGTAAGTATTCATAGATCCAGACTTGATCACGTTCCTCTCTGCGGTATAAGAGGTAGTGGCCAGCGCGGTATTTGCGTTTTGTGTTTGGTTTTCTAGCCCTCATGAAATCGCTCCTCAACAAATTAATTTCAACTGGCCGTCCTTATTGCTTATAAAGTCCGTTTCAGAGTTTCCGTTGAGCAAAACATCGAATATCGCTTCCAGCACGTTGACAACTATGCTGTTTCCAGCCATTGCATACAAGGTAGCATTTCTGAATCCTTCCCGCCCTGGAAATTCTTTAAGAGCTGCGTCAAAGTCTTCATCATCGAATCCCATCAACCGCCAAACCTCTCGCTCGGTCAAGTATCTGTATTGCTTAGTTCCCGTTCTGATTATGCCAGCATTCGGACAGCGATCCTGGCGCTCTGTGATAGTCCAGCAATGTGTATCAATAACATCCAGCATACGGCTGTACCCTGCTACTCCCTCCGGATTGATTTCGCGTATTTTCGATGTCATGGAAGGTATGTTGATAAAATATTTTTCATCAGTCACTTTTTCTTCTAAAAAGTTATCAATGTGCGGCGTTTCTCTCCGCCTCAGCTTTCCAAAATCAAAAGCCACTCCATCCAGCCGACTAATAGCAAATACCCTTTCCCGCGCCTGCGGTATCCCAAAATCCATTGCGTTCAGTACATCAAATGATGTTTTATAACCCAATTCCTCCAAGCTTTCGATGTATTCATTAAAAGCGCCGATCATATCCCGGTCTAATACACCTTTGACGTTTTCCCAGATTACGACACTAGGTTTCCAACTACCCATGTTCTTAATAATTTTCACCGTTTCAGAGAGCAAAGATGATTGTTCTCCTTCTCCACCGTCTCGAGCACCCCAGCGCAGCCGAGCGCGTGAAAAGTCTTGACATGGCGATCCGTGAATAAGGATATCTGGCTTTAGGTTATATCCCACAACAGACTCTGCTTTGTATCGGTTATCGTACATGGCGTTATAAACCCTCACTCGACGCTCGTCTATTTCCACATAGTCAATTGACTTATGATCCACACCTAAGTTGATAAGCGCTTTTCTCGGAGCGCCGATTCCGCCAAAAAGCTCAAGAATCTTAATCACCTTGTCACCTCACTCCCTCCACCACCGCATTTATTTCCCGAATCCACTCATTGTACTTTTCCTTTGTCGGCAAAACATTTTTGATACAGACCGCCCGGATAGGGCAGCCTCCGCAATCGTGATAGTTGTCCTTGCAGACTTGCCGTGTTTTGTCGGATAGATCAACAAATGTCATGCTATCTCCTCGATTCTGATTTCCACCCTCGGATTTTCGCTATAAAACTTTGAAACTGATAATTCCACGACTTGGGAATCATCCTCATAAATGATCCCATTCATAGCATCAAGCAAGCTTTTTGAGTAATTATCACTGTCCGGCTTGGTTGTCGGTCTAATCTTGCCCACACTGGCAAGCTCTTTTTCCCACTTTCTGAAGCGCGTTGGTATTTTCCGGTGTATAACCATTCGAACTCTTAAAGGACCCGTAAAAAGCCTAATTCCTGCCCTATGGCGTGCCGATTGAGCAACTAACCTGACGTGCTCCTTATAATTTTTGGATTTGGCAGGATCGTAAAGCCTGACCCTGCCGTTGATCGTGGTTGCCCTCGGCCTCCCCTGGGCCACAGGCTCGCCGGGAATTTCGATGTACAACATCAAACCATCCCCTGCCTGTCGAGGCGCTCACAGTAGAGTTTGTATAGTTGCACAACGGTCATCCTTTCCAGCGAGTCCCGGTCATAGCCGTTGTTTGGCATTGCCAATAATTGCTCCACGTACCATTCTTTGCTTTCCTCCAATTAAATCACCCTATTCCTGCTTGCTTTTTCGGAAAATCCATCTGGATAACGTTTTTTCAGTTTCTCAATATTTTCATAAGCGATTTCCTCTAGCGTCAGATCAAGGAAGGTGGCAATGCCCGCAATGTAGTGCAGGCAATCGCCCAACTCCTTCTTAATCTTGTCCGCATTGAGATCATGACCATGAAAGACAGCTTTCTTTAATTCATCTGTCACCTCGGCAGCTTCCCCAGCAATTCCCATGCCATAGTTTGCCAGCTTATCCTTTAACTCCCCGTCCGGAAGCGTTCTTTTAGATAGATTTTGAAATTCGTTGAGTCTCATGGCTTACCTCCGCACATATACTCTGTCACTTAAATTCTCCCAATCCCACAAGATGCGCCTGTTTTGATTGTTGTCAAATTCCACCATCATAAAATCATTGTCGCCGTATAGCCCTGTAACTTTGCCTTCCTTACCATCCACATCGACAAGCACCATTCCTTTTTCCAAGTAACCAACTTCTTTTAGTTTTTGCATCATTTCGCTGTCACTTTCATAAACCATTCTCTGTCCCTCGTCATCAATGCCATTTCCACAAATATCCGCTTTGCTTCCTCCTGCACTTCCGGTAAAATAGCCTCGTAGTTTTCTAACAAATTCGGATGAACTGTGGATGTGTGGTTCGGATACTGCACAACCACCCCTTTTTCCTCACGTATGGATTCAATCCAGCCGACGTTGCCGAATGTTTTCCGCCTGACCCACTCACCCGGTTTCACGATATCCGCCCCCTTACGTTTATTTGCGTTTTTCCGCCAGCTCCTTTAATTCCTCACGAATCACTTTTTGTTGCCATGCCAACCATTCTGCATAGGTCCACTTTTTCATGCGTTCTGCCTCCTTTTATATCTACCTGGGGTTTGGTTCATGGCCTTTATTTCCTCTACGATGAAATTCTGATGTTTCCAGCAATGGATATTTTCTTGATGAGTCCCGAACTTCAAGGCTATTTCCCTATCAGAGAAACCGGCTGATTTCAATTCCGCGTATGTTTCTTTGTCTAAGCCCTTGACAACAATCTTTATAATCCCGTTCATGCGTTTCCATTTGTAAAATGCCGATTCTGTCATCCCATACATACGGGCGATTTCTATATCCCTTGCACCTTGCTCTTTCAACCTTTCATACCCTTGCAGCGTGAGTGGGGTCGATGGCTGACCGAATCTTGCTAACACAACACCCGTTTCCATTTCAATTTCTTCTTGTGTTAGCCCTCTCTGAATGAGATACTCATATTCGCTTGTCGTCATGTCCTCACCTTTCGCAAGGATACGGGCCACCTTTGGCGAATACCGGGCCGCTCTCCCGGCCTCTGAAGCTTGCTGACACAGTTCGCATTCGCAATTTTTTCCCATTAACGGGGGATGGTCTGCTAATATGCTGCTGACTTGTTCCAGGACCATGATCCGGTCCATGGGTTCATAGACTATGTTCATTTTTGCTTGCTCCTTTCTACAAATCTGTTTAAATAAAATGAGGCTTCCTTTAAATCTCCAAGGTTTTTAGCGTTTAATATTAGCTTCACAACTCGACCTAAATCAGTTGGTTCTTCAGACATCTCTAAGGCTTCTTTAAACCACTTTGGTTTTCTCCCCTTTAACGCTTCGTCCACGTCAATGATTTCAATTAAATCTCTTTCGTAAGGCGGTAGTCCTGCGAACTCATGAAAATCCTCTGCTTTTGCGTTTCCAAAACCGTACCGCCTGTGAAATTTCCAATGACACCTTTGACACAAACACACTCCGTTATCAATATCAAAGCGCCTTTCTTCATTTTCGAGATAAGAATCCAAGTGGTGAGCGTGTAAGTTTTCGCTCGCTCCACAAAGCATGCATTTGTTACCATTGATGTTCCTTATATACACGGACCATCTTTGAGTTTTTGCAGATGACCTTTTGGGAACCGTGTTTTTTTGTTCGTTTTTCAAACAGCCACAAGATTTTGTGTGGCCGGTTACCAAATGCCCCATCCATACAGTAGTTTGGTTGCTGCATTCGCACTTACAAATCCAATAAACCTTTCCTGTTATCGAATTATCTCTTTCAAGAACTACTAACCTACCAAACTTTTCTCCTGTTAAATTTCGTACAGTTTTATTCTTTGCCCACTTTTCGCATCCGCACGATTCGCTGTTCCCGGTTCTTAGATTATTCGAACGAATAACAACCTCGTTTCCACAATCGCATAAACACTTCCAGGTTACCCTTTTATGCTTATCTCTCCCTGCAACCTCAACCACCACCAACTTACCAAACCTCTTTCCTGTTAGATCAACGATTCTTCTTGCCATTTGACATACTCCTTAAAATGCCATACCCGGCTATATCTTCCCAAGGGTTCTCTTTAAACGCCTCTTTTTGGGTTGAAATTCTCATTAGTTTGTCAAACACACGGATTATAGCTAACATGTCGTCGTATTGGTGAGGTTGTATTCCGTTCGGATAAAGAATTTCGAGAAAATCACCTGATTTGTTAAAAGCATCACCATATGCAACGTTTTTTTCATCTACCAATTTTCCGATTTCTTTTCCGATGTTTTCATAAATTCGCATATTCACATTGTCAAGCGTCAAATCATCTTCCAATTCTTTATAAAAAGCACCTTGACTCATTTCACACCCTCCAATATTTCCTTAATCTTGAACACCTTGATGTGATCAGGGCGCTCCAGATCGCATATTTCCCGGATGGTTGCCAGTTTGTTTTGCAGGTGTTCAAATTCCGTCAGTTGGCCCGTATCCACAAATCCATCAGCTCGTTCTATTTTTAATTCCGGGTCCAAGAAGCCATAATGCCTTTTTCTTCCTTGTCTATCCGTAATATCCATCCAGACTTTTCCGTGTTCAGTTTTTATATGATCCACCCGAAATGGAACTCGGGCGGCGACTTTATTCACATCAAAGACAATCATATTAATAAAATCGCCTTTCTGGATTTCGGATAATGGGACTTTCAATTCCACCCCTCCTAAAAATAAGCATTCGCACTGCAATCAACGTCTATATTCCTGTACCTCGCCTTCCGTTCTTCTTCGGCCATGAAGCGTTCAAAGCATTCTTCCGTAGGAGTAGGGATCAGGCCCGCTTTAAAAATGTCGTACCGATCCGCCCAATACCAAGGTCCATAGAGTTCCTCATGCACCGTTTCCAGCGCCCGTCTGACTCCCTCGTCCCGGTGCGGACTGTATTTCCCTCTGTGATGTTCGTTGCAGAGGAAACGGATATTCCGCCAGCCTCCACGGCCTCCGTTGCTCCTGAAGCGAACGTGGTGTGCTTCTAGCCCTACTGTTGTCCCGCACAGGTAGCAATATTCCCCATGCCGCCGTAGCGCTTCGTTGTAATCTTTTTTCATTATTCTTCCCCGGACGGAGCGCTTGGGAATCAAGCGCCCCTTGTGTAACTCCGGTTTGTTGTTCTGTTTTCGTTGCTTGATGGGTACTTTGCGTATCTGTGCTTCTTTGCTGATAGGATGAAAACCAAAACTCATGGTATCGACTCCTTTTTCAGAATGGAAGTTGGTCATCTTGGATATCAACGGGCTGCCCATTATCCTGGAACGGATCACCGGGATCTGCCGTGTACCTTTGACCTTTGCTCTGCCCGCCTTGCTTTTTCGGTTCCAGGAATTGCACGCTGTCAGCGACAACCTCTGTCACGTAAACTCTCTTGCCGTCCTGTCCCTCATAGCTTCGTGTTTGGAGCCTTCCGTCTACTCCGGCAAGTGAGCCCTTGCTGAGATAATTCGCCGCGTTTTCTGCCGGTTTACGCCAGACAACACAATTTATAAAGTCTGCTTCACGTTCGCCCTGTTGGTTAGTGAATGTTCTGTTTACTGCCAATGTGAAACTAGCTACAGGCACACCATTAGGCGTGTATTTTAGGTCTACATCTTTGGTTAAACGTCCTACAAGGACGACTCTGTTTAGCATGACGATTCCTCCAACTCGTAAATGATGAAGCCTTCTACCGAATTTTGATAATGTTCAACCTTTATTTGTTTCGGATAATAACCCTTCTCATATTGTTCATTCATTTTGTTTTCCAATGTTCTAGCATCACAAAAATAGGATTCTACTTTAAATTTCTGTTTCATTTCTTACCTCCTTGAAACTCACATTATTTACTGGATATTCAACTAACTGTCCGTTTTCCTTTTCGACAACTGCAACCGGGTAGGCTATTACTCCGCCAGGATGACCACCAACAAAAGGAGATGCGTCAATAACATTGGACCTCTGGAAAACCCCTATAAATTTAGCTTTTTCCTCCCCTGTTTTTATATAGCAATCTCTCATTTTCAACTTCCTCCCTGCGCTTCAATTGATTTCATAATGTCCTTCAGAGCCAGTCTTGCGCCTTCGTAAGTCTGCGCTATCCCCCTCCAAGTGATGTAGTCGCCCTCATACTCTGCCGCATATGTCAGCTGTGCGCCTTTTGATATCCGGGACAGGTATTGTGCGTCGGTCCCTGTCTTACCACTATCCCGCATCTGCTTGTACTCCTGCCCCTGTGCTACCTCAGCCATGCCCTCGTAATACTTCTGCTTTTTCTTGTGCCATGCGGCTATATTCCACGCCTGTCGCTCTGCTTTTGTGTACAAATATTGGAGCTTGCCAATTTCATAAGGGGCTAGGTGGTCCATGCGGCTATCAAGGGCCTGTATTTCCGCTATAGCTTGCTCGTGAGCTTTTTCAAAACGTTTGAGCATCAGCAAATCATTGTCTGTTTTAGGCTGGGCTCCCATCCCGTTACCTCCTAACTGTCAAATTAGGTTTCTTGAAATATCCCAAGATACAAGGGAATTTCTGCATTTCTTTTTTAATCTGCCTGAATGACATGAACCGATTACCGTAAGAAATAATTTCATCCTGTGACAGCTCCATGCAGTTGATCGGCTCTTGTCCGTATTCCCGCCAATACAGATACCGAGCGTCTCTTGGACTTTCTGCAAATATGAAAATAAATGTGTCTTTGCTTTGTTTGAGAGAGTAGATTTTTATTTTGTCAAAGCCCAAGACGTTGTTTTTCCACATATCTTGAAACTTGTCTGCATAGGATAGATTAAGGTCCAATGCTGATTTGTCATCCGCCAGCTGCACCTTGCCCTCTTGGAGTAGAAAAAATATGTAATGGGCAAGGGCAGATTCTTCGTATCTCACGGCGTCATCAAGCAAATCCTTAATTGTAGACATCTTGGATCTCTCCGGTATGTTTGTTGTATCGAGTGAGAACCGTTCCAATCGGGCCATTCCTGTTTTTGGCGATAATCATTTCCAAAGTGTCGTCATCGGATTCCTTGTTGTAATACGAATCCCGGTACAGGAACATAATCACGTCGGCGTCTTGCTCAACGCTTCCGGATTCCCGGATGTCTGACATCATTGGCCGTTTGTCTTGCCTTTGCTCTACCGCCCTGCTTAACTGGGCCAGGCAGATAACCGGGCAGGAAAGTTCCTTTGCCATTGTTTTTAAATCCTTTGATATTTCGGTCACTTGCTGATGGACGTTCCCGTTATGACTTTCCCGCGGTCTGATTAATGTTAGATAGTCGATGATGATAACCGGCTTTTTATTGGTCCCGCTTATCAATTTCCGGACTTTTGCCCGCATTTCTGGGACAGATTGCCCCGCGCCGTCAAAAATCTGAATATCGGTATCTGACAATCTGCCGACCGTTTTTGCCCACATTTCTTTTTGCGGTGCGCTTAACATCCTGTATGGATCCCGCAATTTGGCCCGATTGTAACCGCCCGTTGAAGCTATTAATCTTTCGGTCAACCGCTCCGCTGGCATTTCCAGCGAAAAAATGATTGGTAGATACCCTTGCCAGCCCGCCTGTTTTCCGATGTGCAGCATGACATCTGTTTTTCCCATGCTCGGGCGGGCAGCAATGATAGTCACTTCTTTGTCCTGGAAACCGTTTGTCATATGGTCCATTCTTTTAATTCCGGAAGGAACGCCTTTTTTCGGTGGGCGGTCATCCCACGGCAACTCATATATTTCGGCAAGTGCGTCCTTGATGGATGTGTGATCGTTGGCCCGCACTTCGTTGATGTCATCCAGTGACTTGATGACTTTGTCAATGTTCCAATCTTCATTTTTGGCAAGCTGCAAGATGTTCTGCTTTTCGCGTTCTTTCCAGCTGTCCACAATCAAGCTTTCATATTCGTCAAATTTGCTTGGATTGGCGTATGTAGTCAGTTCATTGATGTAGGAAGCCCCGCCAAGTGTAAGGACATCTGTTTTTACTGCCAGCGTAACCAAATCGACTGACTGGCCCGTTTCCGCCAGCTTTTTCATTTCCGAAAACAAGCGCTGGTGCCTGCCGTCTGCAAAATGGAAACCGCTTAAAGCAGAATCTTTGATCAGGTGATTTTCTTTTAGCAGCGTACCTAGGTAGGCTTGTTCGGCCTTCAATTAGAAATCCTCCCCGGCTGTAAAATCATAATCAAAGTTCTCAGGCACATACCGCCCGCCGCTATTTTCGCTTTTGGGCTTTTGGTTTAAATACGATTCGAACTTGTTGCTAAACAATGTTTCAGGACGAATGAATTTTTCCATATCCGTGTGCATCCATTCACTGCATTTGGTGTCGATCACCTTTTTAAAGTCTTCCAGCCGAAAACCTTCATTCCACCTGGCTTTGATAACAGATCTTGTCTTTTGAGTTGTGGGTCTGTAGTTTTTGCCAGACACGCCGTTGAGATAATTTATTATCTCGACATAAGGTATTTTATCTATATCTCTATCTATATCTATATCTGTACCGTCACGTGACGTCACGGCAACGTCACTCTCTTTTTGCTCTTCTAACAGCTTTTGTTTTTTTCGTTCACGGTATCTGCGATTTCGCTCTGCGTTCAGCTTTTTAATGCGTTCCATGCCATCAATGTTCTGGTGTTTCTCCCAGTTTGATATGTTTATAAACCCATCTTCTATTTCAATCATCCCGAATTGTTCGAACGTCTGCAGTGCCAATCTGACAATGTTTAACGGTCGGCAAAAAATGGTCGCCAGCATTTCATCTGTATAAGGGATCTTTTCACTTAAATAGATATAGCCGCTGGCATTGGTCTTTCCGGCTTGGGCCAGAAGCTTTACCCATATGATTAAAATGGTGTCGGCTTCCGGCATGCTCTCAATTAGACGGATTTTTTCATCTTCAAACATTTGAGTGCTCAATTTTATCCATTTGACACTCATGTATAATCACCGCTTTTGATTTCCGAAATGTCGTTTTCGTTTAATTCAAACCATTCCCCTCTCCGCCTTTTTTTGGAATACAAATTATGAAATTGCTGTTCCAAAGAGGTATAATCATCTGTTTCTATCGCATGAATTAATTCAAGTTTGTAAGGCAATTTTGTGGTAAAATGGTCAAGACGTTTATTTAAATTTCTAGTCTTTCCGATTTTTATCAAACCGTTGTCAGCTTTCAGAAAGTAAACAAACCCCTTTATTTTTTTCCTTCTTCTTTTTGCGTTGCTGCAGGATGGAATTTCATATAAGCTCATTTCTATTTGTCGGTTATATTTTTCAATTTCCTCATCAGAGTGGTTGTCATAAAAGTGTTGTATCAATTCCTTGGCAGACTCCCATTTTTCTCTGTCAGGAATAAAACCAGCGTTGTCGGTTAGTGAAAAGCGCCCATCTTTAATCTTGCTTATCATATAAACCTTAGGAAATAGTAAGTTCTCCATCGTTACTCACCTTGCTTTTCTTTTGCTTTATCAATCCAATCATCAAGTTTTTTAATCATATCGGTTGCCTGTTTTGCGGTTAGTTGAGTGATACTTTTTATCTTCAAATGTTTATATACATCATCAACAGTACCGCCACGCATTTCAGCAAACTCTAAAGCCTTTGTTTTTATCAAGCCCACTTGCTCCGATGTGATTGGTTCCGGTGCCCGATATGTTTCACTCCGCTCTTGAAAACTGTCTGGATCATCCCTGTCTGTGGCAATGTTGAATTGTTTAAGCAGGAAATATTTTTCTGCATAAGTCAGTGCCTTGCCGACCCCTTTTTCACCCGCTGTATCAACGCCTTGTCCGTAAAAAGGAATGACAATTTTTTCATCAGGTTTTTCCGTATTAATCCATGTGTACTCAATTTCTAATTCTGTAAAATAAGTTGTGGTTTTCTTAAGATTCCCGTACTTGTCCTTGTTTTCAACTGTTTCCGCTCGGACATTATGTCCCTTTACTTGTGTAACAAGCAGCAACCCCAATTCATCCAGCTTCTGCCGAACTGCGGCAAGTACCTGTGAGCTTCCCACATACTGATATTGATGTCCTTGTGATTCTTTTTGTAAGTATGGGACCACCTTCCGCACTTCCAACAACTTTTGATAAATGTTCATCGGATCCGCAGCCCCTCACTCTGCCTAATCTCCACCCCAGGCACCTCTTTCCCTTCCTTCAAATCAGCAAGTAAGGCTTTCTTGTCCAATTTTGGTTCTTGCGGAATAAAATACTCTTCAGGTATGGATTTTTCACTTCGAACGAACACACTCGGCGGGTTTTTCTGAATGTTGAACGAGAATAATTCAGTTTTAATCCGCTTCATATCACTTGAAATCATTGCTGCTTCCAATGAATCTTTTAATCTTTTGATATTGTTTTCTAAGGATTTCCGGCGTTCAGCAAGGCGCTTTTCTTCATCCTTGATGGCGTTGGCCTGCGCTTCAAGGTTTTTCATTACCTTTGCATAACCAACAGCCTTATCTTCGATTGCGTCGTTTAGTGATTCAAGGGTATCCTCAAGCCCCTCTTGTCCATCTTCAATCATCGTTTGAATTTGCTGATAAGCAGTTGATAATTCATATAGATTCATCGTTATTATCTCCTTTCAAATCAAAGTCCAGTGTTTCGTATAAATCTATTAAATCGTTGAAAAACGGCGATCCTTCGTAATATGGTGCATAATGTTTGAGCAAATCGTAAAAACCTTGTAAAATTTGATTTTCGGGCTGAAAAACCGTACCGTTTTTGGTATAAAAATACACTTTTTAAAAATCACCCCTCCTTGTGCTATAATGGTTACAAATGGTAATTTTTTTAAGGGTTCCTGTTGCAGCAGGAGCCTATTTTCTCCATGGCCTAGCCGCTTTAACAAAACGAACACTATCTCTCCTAATCTCGTGCATTTTATTTGTCAGTTCAGCAAACTCATGGGAATAACCACTCAACGATTCGGTTTCTAAAAGCTCAATTGCTCTCTTCATCTGTGCAACCAGCAAAGTTCTGATTTCTTTTGCTTTTTCGTCCAACCCTCACACCCCCTTCAATCTTCATTTAAAAAAGTGACGTACAAACTTCCCAGACAAAGACAGAGTAGTACCAGGAAAATTAAAGCCACTGGACCGATGTACAATTTCAGTTCACCTCCTTTAAAACGATCTTCATGTTCTCCAAAGCAGGCTCCAAACGCTTCATTTTCCCAGAAACCAAATCCACTTTATAAATGGTTTTTAATGTCTTTTTAATTCTTCTGTTAATTTGACTGTCTGCAGCAATCCAAGCAACTGCTTTTTTCACATCATCTTCAGTTTCAACTAGTTCGACTGTTTCTTCTGGGTAGTAGTACTCATAGCTTTTTTCAATTACTAAAAGGTAACGAATAAGCACTATTTCACCTCCTTAAAGTTCACCAACGGCATATGAACGACAAAATTACTGTTTCAAAAGTTTGAAAGACGTTGGATTTCACTTCAAACCCTTTATGTTGAAAATAATCCACAAAAGCATCTGAACAATGATGATTTATCCATTGATTGCTTAAAGCTACCTGAATCAATGCCTGGAAATGTCCTTCTTTTGCATTCTTTTTAATTTCCTTTTCCATCTTTTCAATCGCTTCGTTTAATTGTTTTCTCGCCACTAGATGGGCATTACATTTAGAGATTTCCCTAGCTTCTCTCGCTAACATTTATTTCGCCTTCCTCTCACTCAGCTTTCATAAATTCAAAGCCGTATTTTTCTTTCAAGTACTTGAACAAGTCACCCATCAAAAACACTTCATCCAGCTGCGGATCGTGAACGATTTGGTCACCTTCCAGGACCTCATTTCCTCGCCAATCACTACCCCAGTGTTTGCTTTGCTTTTCAGGCATCCTCTTTCACCTCCTTCAAGGGTCCATAAAATATTCCAATTAATTAGCAACATTTTCCGCATAAGGTTTAAAAAAATCAGCCCTTATCAATTAACGTGTTTTTTATAAACTTGATCACTTACGGAAATGTCGAGGCCAAATTTTTCAACCACCCCCATAAGGTTTACCGTGTCGTCTAAAATTGGCTGTCTTTCGATCAACATATCCGGCGTCATGTCTTTCTTTTTGATCATCTTGCCGTATCCGTATTTGGTAGATATTGCTTTATTCGCTATGGAGTTTGCCTTAATAAAGCTGATACGTTTTGGCTGTTCCAAGGATCGGCTCAATTTGCTCATCGCTTCCTTTTGATGCTCTTTGTCCAACAAGCGGAAAACTTGGAATCCCTCCAGTCCACTTGCTTGACGGAGCGTTTTGAGCATTTTAAACACCCAACGCTTGAATTCCTTTGCTTCTTTCTTGCGGCTTTCGAAAACTGTTTCGTAAACACCATATTCATTTACGATGAGCATTTCCTGTTTTCCGCCAGGTGTTTCGAGGGGGTGTTTTGAAACCACATCCTTTTCTAACCTCCGCCTAATCTCTTTTGCGTCTAAACTTAAAGCATTTGCGATATCAGCAAGTACCGCCCACCATTCACCGGGCTCTTTTTCAACAAAGCGAATTTCGTGGCCGGCCCAAATTTCGGTTTTTACTTTCATTTTTGGATAGCCTCCTTTTCTTCAGAGCTTGATAGCCATTTGTCTATAACATCCAAGTCAAAAATCAATATGCCAGGACTTGGCCGCCTGAACGGTATGCTTTTGGTCCTGAGCAACCGATAAATTGTAGACTCCGACATATCACAGTTGATGGACTTGAGGTATTCGGATAGGGCTTTGGCTCCCCGGACGCGTCTCATGAACTTTCATCCCTTTCAATTAACGGGAGGATCCCTTCCTGCTTTAGCAATTCATAGATAAACAATCTCCCTTTTTGAGTCCATTTCGTGCTTACTCTTGATTTATCCGCATCTATTACGTGAGTGTATGTTTGTGTATAGCCTTTATCTTGGTGTTTTGCATATAGCAGCCATATATCACCCTGTCTATATTGGACACCCAACTCATGTAGTAGACGGTTCATTTTAATAGCGCTCATTCCGTAATCTTTGGCGATTTTTGAAATTGACAAGAGCGACTTGTTTTGCAGGACCATGTCATAATAAGTTGCTTTTGGTTTCAACTCATTAACCTGTTGTTCCAGTAACAGATTGCTAGTCTGCAATTTTTCTACTCTCGCATTGAGATAATCCATCGCCCTTTTCATGACCATTTCAGGGCTATTCCATCTCTCTTCTAGTTCCAAGAAATACAAACGGGCTTGCTTTCCTTTTTCGTTCCTTTGCAGCATGGCGATTTCTTTTGCCATCGGTATTTTGATGTGATGGTCAATCATGGTATGTTCGCGACCGTGTGATGTCGTTCTTTTTTGATCGACTTCAACAAAATCGATATTTTCAACGAATCCATACTCTTTCATGCGGTTAAACCAAATGTCGTAACGTGTGCCAACTTCCAAAAACTCATGTAGATCTCGGCCGCTGACAAGTAAGTTGCCATCTTTATTTTCTTGTGTAGGGATTAATTGATTCATAGCTTCCTCCTTTATATAACTTTCGATTCCTCCTTCGCTTCATGATTCATGAAGTCCGGAGGCAAAAAAATTTCATCAATCTTCATGCCGAATTCTTTTGCGATAATGAACATCTCAGAGCTTTTAAATTGTGTAACGCCGCGCTCTTTATTTGAGTATGTTTCGGTTTCAACCCCAATCAGTTCCGCCATATATTTTTGAGAGAGGTTTTTATACCTCCTTAACGCTGCTAGTTTTGTTTGCATTATTTTCACCTCCGAAAGTTATTAACTTCATAATACATGAAGTTTTTTCATAATGCAAGAGATATTTTCATATTTTATGAAAATTATTTTGTTATTTCCTAAAATAATATGGATAAACTTCATGAAGTATGATAAAATTAGTTTAGAAAGGCGGTGAAACTTCATGAAAAAGGAAATTAGCATTTATGTAGGGAAAAAAATTAGACAGTATCGAAAAATGAAAGGTTTGACTCAAAAGCAATTAGGAGAAAAAGTCGGAGTAAAGCATAATACGATCTCTTCTTATGAAAATGGTACAAACGAACCAGAGCAAAATATTATGTATTCTATTGCAAATGTATTAGATGTTTCGATCAACGATTTTTTTCCGGATACTGAAGAAAAGCGTGTTGTCAAAGAGTCGGGCCCTGCTTATTCAATCGGGTCAAAACTTTACCCTTACTTCCCAGCAAACATTTCGGCCGGGTTGCCGATCAGTGTGGAAGGCATCACATCGTCTGAATCCATCAACCTTCCTGACAACATCATGGGAAAGTGGGCTGGATCAAACGTATTTATCACAAAAGTAAACGGGGAAAGCATGAACAGAGTTATTCCTCACGGTTCTTTAATCGCTGTCAAATATATAGAGGCAGCTGAACTTAAAAATGGTGACATAGTGGTATACAGCGACAATCATGAGTATTCGGTCAAACGCTTTTATCGGCATGATGACAAAATCATATTCCGCCCAGATTCAACCGATCTCGGATTCACCGATTATGTAACATCTATTGAAAATCCAAACCTACAGATTCACGGAAAAGTAGTCTTGTACATTGTGGAATTGGATTAAATACTAACGTTAGAATTTAATCACGGCGGGCTGATCACCCGCCTTTTCATTAAAAGAAAGGAGTATGTAAAATGGCTTCTGCCACCCCTTTAGGAAATGACAAATATAAAATCTATGTGGAACTCGGATATAACGAAAAAGGAAAGAGGATCAGAAGGACAAAAACCGTCACCGCAAAAAGCCAAAGGGCATTAAAAAAGGCGATGACAGATTTTGAAATTGAAGTGCATAAAAACAAAGACGCCGCCAACATTGAAAAGATAACATTTGAGCAATTCGTTGAACGTTGGATGGATGTATATGTCAAAGTGAATTTAATGGTCAAAACGAGAGACGCTTATAACAATTATCTGAAAAGAGGCGTGATGGAAGGGCTCGGAAAATTCGAAATGGATAAAATCAGGGCGTACCATATCGAAATGTTTTTTAAAAAACAGAAAGAGGACGGCGCCAAAAGTTTGCAGGGTAAATACATGATGCTCAAAAGTATTTTCTCAAAAGCGTTGAAATGGGAAGTTATTAAAAATAATCCTATGATAAACGTTGATCCGCCCCGAGTGGAAAAGAAAAGCAGAGAAATTCAATTTTATGATGAAAAACAGCTCAAGCATTTATTAAAAGTGCTTGATGACGTCTATCCAAAACATCGCATAATGATAAAACTCGCGGTATTAGTTGGACTTCGCAGAACGGAAATAGCAGGAATAAGGATGGAAAACATTAATTATAATGATAACTCAATTCTTATTGATAAAACGCTGCAATATGACAAAGAAACGAAAAAATTCTTTTTGGGCCCGACTAAACCAAAGCGCTCAAGAATAGTACACGTACCGGCGACGTTTATGAAAGAATTAAAGGAATATGCCAAGCAGCAAAAAAAATTACAACTATCTTGTGGATCTGCCTGGAATCCAATGTTAGATGATGAAGGGAAGCCAGTCAATTTACTTTTTACAAAAAAAGACGGCTTTCCTGCTCACCCCGACAGTTTGACAGGGAGATGGCGCGATATCGTAAAAAGGCATAATCTGCCACCTTTAAACTTGCACGGACTGAGACACACTTATGCTTCTTTTGCAATTAGCAGAGGGGTCAACTTCAAGGTGATTCAGGAGCAACTTGGACACGCTGATATAAAGCAGACTTTGAACACGTACAGCCATTTGACCAAAAAGGACAAGCAAAAAGCAAGTGACGTATTCAATGCAATCCTCTGAGAGATTGGTCACTTTTGCGTCACTTGCACCTTTATTACATCTTTATAAAAGTGGTTTAGCCCCGTCATATCAACGTTTATCTGGTCGCAGATTCCAAAGCTACTTCGATCA